CCGCCACCCCTCCCGGCTTCCCGACGATAGAAGAGTTCCGTTCCTGGAATGCCGAGACCCAGAAGAAGTTCCTGGAGACAGTCGAGCTTCAGGTCGCTAAGCGCGAGGTCCGGCCCTGGCGGAAGACGGCGCGGCCCAAGCAGCTGCCGCCCGACGACCCGGATCACTGCAAGCCGGACGCGCGCGGAATCCGCTGCGGCTGCCACGGCACCGACCGTAAGTACAACATTCACCTGGTCATGGCCGGGCGTGGCATGGGCAAGACGTTCATGGGCGCCAACTGGATCGCCGAGCAGGCGGCGGCCAACCCGAACTCCGAGTGGGCTGTGCTCGCGCCCAGTTTCCGGGATGTCCGCAAGACCTGCTTTGAGTCGGATGTCGGGGTCATCCGGGCACTGATGCCGGGCGAGATGACGAATTACCGTCGGAATGAGCTTCAGATCGTCCTGTCGAATGGCTCGGTCATTTACGGCTACTCGGCGGAGAACCCGGACAAGGTCCGTGGCGCGAACCTGTGGGGCGCGTGGTGCGATGAGCTAGCCTCGTGGCGCTATCCCGCCACCTGGTACGAGGGCCTGCTGCCCGCCCTGCGGAAAGGCAAGCACCCGAGGATCGTGGTCACCACCACGCCGCGTCCCGTCCGGCTGATCAACGACCTGGTCGGCCGCTCCGACGGCTCGGTCCACGTCACCAGGGGATCTACCTGGGAGAACGAGGCCAACCTCTCCGACATCGCGCTCGATGAGCTGCGGCGCCGGTACGAGGGAACCCGGCTCGGACGCCAGGAGCTGGAAGGCGAGCTTCTCGAAGACCTTGAGGGCGCGCTGTGGAACCGCAGGATGCTGGACGACGCCAGGGTCACAAGGGACGATGTCCCGGACCTGGTGCGCGTCGTCGTCGCGGTGGACCCCGCGCTGTCCAGTGACCCGGAGAGCGACGAGACGGGCATCGTGGTCGCGGGCGAGGGCGCTGACGGTCACGGCTACATCCTGGACGACCTGAGCGCCCGGGTCAGCCCCATGCAGGCGATGAAGCTGGCGATCCGCGCCTACCGCCAGTGGGAAGCCGACTGCGTCGTCGCGGAGACCAACAACGGCGGCGACTTCGTCCGCGACCTGCTGCGAAACGTGGACCCGCAGGTGCCCTACAAGTCGATCCGGGCATCGCGCGGCAAGGCAGTCCGGGCGCAGCCGGTCTCGGCACTGTACGAGCAGGGCAAGATCCACCACGTCGGCGTGTTCGCCGCCCTCGAAGACCAGATGTGCCTGTGGGTGCCCGAGTCGCTGGACTCGCCGGACCGGATGGACGCCATGGTCTGGGCGGTCAGCGAGCTTCGCGGTCTCGGCGACGGCTCGTGGGCCAGCGTGTACGGCACGACACGGTGCGCGAGATGTGACAGGATGTTCATCCTGCGGGACCGGAAGGCGTGCCCGCACTGCGGGGCGGTGATCGAGCAGGATGGCGCAGCGGCAGCTAGCGGTTAACGTGAACTTGCAGGTCAGTGCGGAGATGATCCGCAGGGAACTGGAGCGCGCCACGGCAGCCTTCGATGATCTCGCCGGAAGGATGGCACCGATGGATGAACTGCTCTGGGACGAGATCTACCGGCTGCGAGGGGAACTGAACGCCGCCCGCGCTGACCTGGCGGAGGCGCGGCGCGAGATAGAAGAACTGCGCGAGAACCCGTGGACCCTGAGTACCCTCCCGGTATCCGGAACTGGCGTGATGGGAACTGCGCCGCTCCCGGCGTCAGTCTGGTCTGCGCCTGTGTACAGCGGCACTCTCGCCCCCTATGACCTGCAGGCTCCCGCTCAGATCCTGACGCCCTCGTACTCGCCGATGCGCAACGGCAGCTACACGATCAGCGGCAGCACAGGCGGGAACACGTTCACGATCACCGGGGCGACCATCGACTGCATTTCCGTGAGCAGCGGAGGGGGCGGCGGGGGTACCTGCTGCGGGCCGCTCAGCGCGATCATGCCTGTTCCCGTGGATGAGGAGCCGCACGCCATCGAGCCCCGCAGGTGGGAGTATCCGGTGATCGGGAACCTCCCGCCAGAAGATCAGTCCCAGAGCGACGGAAGCTGATCGGCCATCAGCCGCAGGGCGTCCTGTGCGTCGCTGATGATCTTGTCCTCGCGCTCGCGGTGCTGCTCGTAAGTCTCGCCGTCCAGGCGTTCCCATTCCCAGTGGCTCTTGTAGGCGAGCAGCGGGCCTGAGATCCGGTCCAGGGCGTCGTTATAATCCTGCAGGCAGGTGCAGGTATCAGGAGCGCGGTAGATGCCGTCAGGCCCGGGGGCATGCTCGCAGTTGCACGGGTAGCCGTGGCTGACGCGCTTCAGTTCTGCGGTCATCTCGCCGAGAAGCTGGCAGATGTAGTCGTCCATGCTCCACAGGTCGGGCCGCGCCCAGCCGTGACGGCCCCGCTGGATGAAGGCGCGCGCCTGGTAGTACCACCGGCGCGGCATCATGATGCGGCGCCTCAGCCTGGCCAGGAACGGGCGCAGGGTCTTGTGCCTGAAGCGCCGGTCCCACCGCTGGCGCTTCCAGTACGCAGCCCAGTCTTCCCGGGTGCGGGCGCGCCTCGGCGGCCACTCATCGACGGTCGTCACAGACCGCCCAGCCCGGTGTCATCGCCTAGCTGGCGGTGGATGGCGTCCACCATCGCGGCCATGCTTTCCTTCTGGTTCAGGGAGGACTGGCGCAGGCTCTCGCTCATCTTCGCCGAGGTGGAGGCGGTTAGCAGTGCCGCCGACCCTGCGAGCAGGTTCGCGGTGGCCGTGACGACGGCCAGGTGCAGGTTGGCGATCTTCACCATGTCGTCCACGTCGTCATAGCGGGCCAGGCTCTCCACTGCCCGGAGCGCCTTCCTGGCGCTCTGCAGGTGCTCCTGCGCGTTCTCGAAGTCGCTTGCCATGTCGTTCATGTTCCCTCCGTTCAGGAGCCCAGCCTACAGCATGACCACCATCTCGAAGGAAATGCGGGAAGCCGCCGCCCGGACGTTCTCGGGCGAGGACCGGGAGCACCCGCCCTGCCCCGACTGCGGCGGCGTTCACCCCCGCAAGTGCCCGAGGATCGCCAGCGAGCGGGTCGTCATCGACCCGAGCCACACCGACCCGGAAGGTCACCCGATCATCACCGAGCGGGACGTGACCTACTGGGCGCCGGGAACCTGGGAAAAGTACGTGCTGGTCTGGGCGGAGGACATCTTCGATGACGATGACGAGGGCGGAGGCAGCCCGGACGCTCAGCCTCATGATCACGGCTAAGAACGCGGGCACGTCCTGGGCTGATATCGCCCGCCTGAATGGCTACGAGAACGGCAAGGCGGCGCGGAAGGCCGCGAAAGAGGCGGCGCGGATGACCCAGGCTTTCCTGCTAGAGAAGGAGTATGGCAAGTCCTGACGCTGCCATCAGGGCCTTTAAGGCCATGCCAGGCGCCGCTACCCCCACGGTGGCGCCGCAGGGTGCCAACGCGCCCTTCTTCGGGAACATCTCGCCTCTTACGGCTCAGCTTTCAAACGAAAGAGGGTACGCGAACAGCTACGGGCCGTTCCTGCCGAGAATGCCGCGCTCTTTCACTGACGGCGCATTCGGGCCGTTCAGCCCGATCCTTCCGGTTCCTGTCGATGAGCCCGCTCCGGGGGCAGAACTCCCGGATGCCCGGCTCTGGCAGTATATGGTGGGCTGGAACCTTCCGGTCGGCCAGCCAGGCACTGAGGGCATCAAGCTCGCCGATTTCGGCACCCTGAAGACCCTCGCTGACCTCTACTCGGTCGCGCGGGCCTGCATCGAGCTGCGCAAGAACGAGATCATCGGCCTGGACTGGGATGTCGTGCCCACCAAGGACGCGGCGAAGGCCTACCACGGCTCTGACCGCCAGTGGAAGGACTTCGGGGCGCGCCGCGCCCAGGCGCTGAAGTTCTTCCGCAAGCCGGACCCGGACTACTTCAGCTACGACCAGTTCATGGCGGCGGTGCTGGAGGAGATCTTCGTCTTCGACGCGCTGTCGATCCTCATCCGGCCCAAGCGGGGCCAGGGAATCCGGGGCGGCAGGATGTCGCGGGTCGGGTGGCTGGGCAGCGACCTGGACTGCATCGAGCTGATTTCCGGCCCGACGATGCGCCCCCTGGTCGGGATGCACGGCGAGATCCCGCGTCCCCCCAACCCCGCTTACCAGCAGTACCTGTACGGCGTGCCGCGCTCCGACTACATGACGATGGTCACTGAGCGTGACATCGACGAGGGCGGCCTGACCGAGGCAATCGTCAACTCCTGGACCTCCGACCAGTTCCTGTACCTGCCGATGGTGCCGCGCCGCTGGACGCCGTACGGCTTCCCGCCGATTGAGCGTGCCCTCGTCCCGGTGATGTCCGGCCTCCAGAAGCAGGCCTACCAGCTGGACTTCTTCAAGGAAGGCACCATCCCGGCGGTCTACATCTCGCCAGGCGACGTCAACATGACGCCCAACCAGATCCGCGAGCTCCAGGACGCCCTGAATGCGTTCGCCGGAGACCCGGCCTGGCACCACAAGGTGATCGTGCTGCCGCCAGGCTCGAAGGTGGACCCGCAGAAGCCGGTCGATGTCGCCGACCAGTTCGATGACGTGGTCATGACCCAGGTCTGCATGGCGTTCGACGTCAACCCGATGGAACTGGGCATCCTGCCGAAGGTGTCGGCCACCGCGACCCCGTCGCAGGTCAAGCAGCTAGCGCAGGGCATGGGCCAGGTCCACGAGCGGCTGTCCACCAAGCCGCTGCTGAAGTTCCTGTCGGGCATCTTCGACGTGCTGCTGCATGATGTCATGCACCAGGAAGACATGACGTTCACGTTCGAGGGCCTTCAGGAGGACGCGGAGCAGGGCGCGCTCACCGACCTGCTCATCAAGCAGGTCCAGTCCGGCCTGCGGTCGGTGGACGAGGCCCGCGACCAGCTGGAACTCCAGCCCTGGGGGCTGGACGCCACATCAGAGCCGGTCGTCTTCACCGCCGCAGGTCCCATCCCGTTCGGCCAGCAGGTGCTGCCTGCCACCCCGGGGCAGGCGCAGGGCGGGCAGCAGAACGCAGCCGCCGGACGGCAGCGTGCCCCGACGGCGGGCCCGGCTCCGCTGCCGCAGGCAGGACGCCAGGGCGCGCCCGCCGCGCCGACCCCGGGTCACGCCTCCGCCAGGGCCACCAACTCCGGGCTCCGGGCTGCCCGCAAGCCGCAGTCGGCGGCGCCTGCCGCGTCCGGCTCCGTGACCGCCCAGAAGCTGTCGGCGGCAGCTGTCGAGTCCGAGCTGGACATGCTGGTCCGTCACCTGAACAAGGGACGCCGGATCACCACCTGGGAAGCCAGGCACATCCCGTCGCATGCGATGGCGGTCATCAGCGAGGACCTGTCAAAAGGCCTGTCGCCCGAGCAGTGCGCGGACATCGCCCGGACGATAGTGCTGTCCAGCGACGAATACGAGTGGCTCCCAAAAGCTGACGCCCCCTGGGGCACCCTCCACGTCTGGGAAGAACGAGTTGACGGGGCGTTCGGCGAGGCGATCAGCGACATCGACGACGTGATCCGCCGCTGGTGGGCGGGTCAGGTCATGATCACCCGTCAGGAACTGCTGAACGTCATCGCGGGCATCATCCGCAAGCGCCTGGAGCCCGTCCTGAGCGACCTGTGGGCCGAGGGCTGGCGTCACGGCGACGAGACCGCCGGCGGGCTGTTCGAGGCCTGGGAAGCGTCCTACGGGCGCACTGTGGCGGAGGCGATCTCCCGCACCAGGGTGGATCAGATCGGCGAGGCGATCAAGGAGGCCGTCACCAGCGGGCGCGGGCCGGACTACGTCACCGGCCAGCTGGCAGCGCTGCTGGATGTCGGGCACCGCTCCCGGCTCATCGCGGTCACCGAGATGGCCAGGGCGGCCACTGACGCCACCGTCGCGAACTTCCGCCGGACGCGGGTCGCTTACAAGCACTGGCAGACGCGGGACGACGCGCGAGTCTGCCAGGTGTGCAGGGACGCGCAGGACGAGGGGCCGGTCCCGCTCGAAAGCCTGTTCGCCAACGGGCTGCCGGGACCGCCAGCCCACCCGCAGTGCCGCTGCACCCTGGTGCCTGGCTACATGGCCATCACCAAGGATCAGTCGGCGGAACTGCACGGCCCGGAGGGCACCGCCGAGTGTGATCGCGGTCATACTCACCACGGCGAGTACGGCGGAGCCGGGCTGCTGATCCGGCACAGGGGCGACGACGGCAAGCTCCGCTACCTGCTCCAGAAGCGCTCTCCGGAGGAAGACGACCCGGGCACCTGGAGCATTCCCGGCGGCGCGCTCCTCCAGGGCGAGCAGCCACTGCACGGCGCCTACCGCGAAGCTGGCGAGGAGATGGGTGATATCCCGCCCTCGGTGACCGAGCATCACCGGGTCGTGGATGATCATGGCGGCTGGGCCTGGACGACCCTGGTCTGCGACACCCCGGAGCAGTTCGCCCCGAGCGTCGATGGCGCGACCTCCGACGAGACGGCGGGCTGGGGCTGGTTCACCGCCGACGAGATCTCGCGGCTGGACCTGCACCCGCACTTTAAGGAGTCGTGGGACGCGGTCAGGCGCACCCGCAAGAGCACCACGCTCGCAGGCAAGTGCGTCCGGCGCCGGGTCAACCTGGACGGCCAGGAGTTCTGGGAAGTCGAGGAGCCCGAGCGTCCCTACCCGCAGGCAGCGGGCGGCGGCGGGCCGGAATTCATGCCGCACGATGCCCAGGGCATCCAGCAGGGACGCGCTTCCGGCTCCCGTGGCGGCGGCACCAGCGGTCACATTGACGACGCGAGCATCCAGATGCCGCGCCCGCCAGCGGAGCCGTCAGGCGATGACGGCATGTGGCCGCAGCATCGCGGCGTCCCCCCGCACCAGGGGGGCGGGCCGCAGGGCTATCAGGGCGGGCACTGGCCGCGCGGCGGTCACGGCACCCAGGAAGCCGGCCCGCATCAGCCTGTGTCAACGGCACCGCGCGGCACAGGGGCAGGCAACGGAAGCCTCAGCCGGAAGCGGGACGCGAAGGCAGCCGTCGAGGCTCAGATGCGGGAGAACTTCCCCGATGACGCGCTGACCTGGATGCGGGAGGCAAAATGGTCCGGCCCGCACCAGATCCCGCTGAGGGACATTGACTTCAGTGACCGGAAAGAATGGTCGGCTTACAAGGAGCCTGACCGCGTTAAGCATTTCGAGCGCCTTATCGAGGACGGCGAGGACTTCAATCCCCCTGTTCTCGTGAGAATGACAGGGAAGAAGCGCCTGCGGATCGTGGACGGTCACCATCGCGGCCTGGCCTACTACAACAAGGGCCTGCCGCTGAAAGAGGGCTGGATCGGCGACATCCCGGCCGGGCTTCAGCAGGCTGCGGAGGAGACTCACAGCAGCCAGGAGCACCAGGGCGCTTCGGAGGAGAACGAATGAGCGTCCTCGCGCGCAACATGAACCCGCTGACCCGGCGCAGCGTGCAATTGATCCCGCCGATTGAGATCCATTCCGGCGATGAGTACGCCGAGTTCAGCCGGTGGTTCCAGGCGCAGTGCCTGAAGGCCTGGAAGTCGGAGGACTGGAAGGCCAAGGACCCGAAGACGATGGACTGCAGCGGCTGGAGAGACTCCGGTCTCTAGGCTAGGGGGATGGCAAATTGCGCAATCCCCGGCTGCAAGCGACCGCACTCCTGTAGAGACTGGTGTGCTGCGCATTACCAGCGCTGGCTGAAGTACGGCGATCCAGAGGCTGGTCCCCCGATGCGGGCGCAGCGGCGACCGAGTGCCCGAGCAGGCACCACCCCGGAGTATTCGGCAGGCGGCACTCAGGCGCTGGTCCGATCCGGCGCAAGTCGAGCAGGCCCGACAGAATGCCCTCCGACGGGAGGCTCGCAAGCGCGCTGGGGGGTGATGACATGTCCGGCAGCAAAGTTACTCTTACGGCACACGAACTGGCAGAGCTACAGAAATCGCCGCTTACCTGGTACTACTCCCACACCCCGTACCAGCTTGGCCCCGAGGGTCTGTGGCACACCCCCAGCAAGAAAGTGCCGCATAAGCAAAAGCTGCCGGACTTAAAGGCTATATTGAGCAAGTGGCGCGCGCCCTTATCCAGCAGCAGGGGATGGGCGAACAGCAAGCCATTGCGACGGCTATCAACGCCATTAAGCGGTGGTCAAAAGGCCGGCTTGGCTGGGGTAAGTACAAAATTACGCCAGAAGTGGTCAGGGCCTCGAAAGATGCGCTTGCGCAATGGGAAAAACTAAAAGAAAGTCACCATTGACGATCTACGTTGTTCCCGGCAAAGACCTCGGGCCGACTGAGCTTCTTAACCTGCAAGACGCCTTGCGGCGCGAGCATTCAGGCAGCAGGGAGCGGATCATTGTCCTGCCTGCGCACGGCAAGGCCGGGCCTGACGCCATGGTCTCGCTGACTACGGCGGACGTGGACCGCTTCCGGCAGCGCGTGAGGGAGGTGCGCTTCGAGAATGAGCAAGCAGTCAAAGAAGAAAGCGCGGAAGCGGCGGCAGCGGCGCGACTCGCTGACCTACTACATCCAGTGCCCGGCCTGCGGCGCACGGGAAGACGGAAGCACCGGCGCCATGCTCACCGCGCTCGCCGACTCGATGAACCTGCTCTCCGATTCCGGAGCGCGGATTAAGGTCCGGCACGGCTACATCCTGGCCGAGTCGGAGCTGGGCGGCGGCTACGTGCTGCCGCTTAAGGACGGGCGCTGGACTGCCCGCACGGTTACCTACGATCCGTTCCCGCAGGTACCTGTCCTGCGGGATGACGATCTGGATGATTAGGAAGGACAGTCATGTCAGCGATCAACTCGATCTCGTTTGACCAGGCGTCGTACACCCAGGGCGCAACCATCACGGTCACCATCGATTACACGCCGGACACGCCGTCGGTGGTACCGCAGACCAATACGCTGACGGCAACCATCACCAACTCGGGCGGCACCGTCACCGCGCAGACGACGGCGGACTTCACCGTCAATGTCCCGAACCCCGGCGGCGACACCGTGCAGGTTTCCGACACCGGGAACCGCACCTGGACCGAGGGCGCGACCACCCCTGACCAGACCGTCAGCGGGAACCTGGACGTGGTCTTCACCGCCACTGCATGACCGTTTACACCCTCACCGCCCGGATCATCTCGGGCGGCGAGGTGGTCGCGGTGAAGCAGGCCCCGTTTCATGTCATGGACGGCGCTGAGGCTGACCTGACGGCTGCGCTGCAGGCGCTGCTGAAGGCTGAGGCGGACATTGCCGAGGCTGCCCAGGATCTTCAGGACGCGGCAAAGGACATCAGTCACCCCAAGCACCACTGGTGGCAGCGGTAAGGAGCCAGGATGCCGTTCATCCCTGGCTCGTGGTTCGCGGGCCAGCAGGTCTCGGGACTTGTGGACGGCACCGTCATCAATGGTGCCCAGATCGTCGCCGACGGCGAGACCGGCCAGATCCTGATCTACTCGGGCGAGCCTGCGAACGGGAACCTGATCGGCTCATGGTCGGGTGCGGCCGGAACCGATGACTACGGGAACACTTACCCCGAGGGCCTGTCGGTCACATCGACCAGCATCGAGGGCACCGATTTCATCCTGGACACCAGCGGGCTGTTCTATTACAACGGCACGCCTGCGCTCGGGAACGCGCCGATCCTTTCCATCGTCACGACCGGCGTCACGGAAGACCCTTTCGGCAATACGGTTGCAGCCCTTCTCACCATCGGCGAGTACGCCGCCGCTCACGTTTCCTACGACATTCAGGGAAACGGCTACCTTTACGACACGACCGACACGCTGCGGATCGTGCTCGCCAACGGCAGCGCCACGTTCTCGGGGATTACCGACCCGTCGATCATCTTCTACAACTCCTACGGCGCGGTCGTCCTGGTGGTTGACCAGGTCGCGGGCGGCATCTTCCAGTACGAGGACCTGGGGTCGGCGACGCAGGGCGCGCTGATCCTGGCCCAGTCCGGCAAGACCACTACTGACCCGATCAACAGCGAGACGCTGAGCGCGGGCGTCACGCTCGCCAACAGTTCCGGCGATCAGCTCACGCAGATCACCAGCGCTAACGGGCGCATCCGGTTCAACAACATTTACGGTGCCGCCGTCTCCGTCATCGCGCCCGATATCGGCGGGATCTTCTTCTACAACGACGAGGGCTCCGCCGTCCAGGGCGGCACCATTGGTGCGCTGGTCTGGGCACTGTCGCCTGTCGCTGATCCGATCAACAGCACGACTTTCAGCCCAGGCACGACATCGCGTGACCCTATTGCCGCCGGTTATTACTTCTACGACCCCGGCAATGTGTACATGGGCAACGCGGCGTCAATGGCCTACTACGCCCATATCAACGGCATCGGCCAGGGGTCTGGATCGGCCACCAGGGTTTACACGGGCATTTACGGGCCGACATCGGCGTTCAGCCCTGGCAGCGGGGCCGCGCACGCCGTCCTTCACGTCGCGGGGGCGTCGCCGGATGGCTCACACGCCGCTCAGGTGCTGATGGGCACCGCCACGGCCACCGCTGACCCGACTCCGGCGACGACGGCGTACCTGGAGATCCAGGGCACGTCGGCGCTGCTGGATCAGCCGGCGCCGACGGCTGTGACGAGCTACGCGATGCCGTTCGCGTCCGGCGGCGCGCTGAACGTGGTGGACGGCACTGACGGCAACACCTACGACACCCAGCGGCTGACGTTGTGGAACAACGGCCAGACGATCACCGCCACGTCAGGCACCCCGGCGGCTGTCACTAACCTGTCTGCCGCCCTCGGAGCCAGGTCCTACCGCGCTAAGACGTATATCGCCTACAAGGGCGGCAGTGCCGCAGGCACCCCGACGTTCACCCTGACGGCCACGGGCACGCAGACGTTCACGGCGGGAACCTGGGAGTTCACAACCAACAGCCCGACCGCCGCGACGGTGACCGAGGGCGGATTCACGTCCTTCCCGGCCGCGACCACCGGCCTGACGATGCAGACCAGCATCTGCAAGTGCGAGTTCGAGTGCCTCACGACATTCAGCGTGGCGGGGACGATGAGCGTGACCGGCTACACCAGCAGCGCCACCGACTCGATCATCATCGAGGGCGCGTACCTGGAGATCTCGCCGCTGGTGGCGGGGGCGTGATGCGCCGGCTGCGGGACTGGTGGGCGCGCCGGAAATGCTGGCTGTACGCAGGCCAGTGCCCGCTCTGCGAGGCTTACCGCCTGTGGAACATGGAGGGCAAGCGGTAGCTCTCGCGCTCGCTGAGCCGCTTCAGCGTCATGTCCGCCTGGCGGGCGGCTTCTTCCCTCGCCTCGGGCGTGGTGTTCAGCAGCAGCACCCCGAGGGCTGTCTGGTACCACAGCAGCTGTAGTTCGGCGGGCACGTCCGAGGGTGCCCGGCTCCACGGCTCGTAAGCCTTTTTGTATTTCGGCCCGTTCATGTCCAGATCATAAGTCAGGAGACTGTGTGTCGATTGCCCGTTACTACAAGATTGGCGTCTTTGACACCAGCACTCCGCTGGCCACGGGCGCGTCTGTCACCTCCACCACGCCAGCGGCAATCCTGGTCGGGCACACCACGGCCACGAACGACGCGAACGTCAGCGCCGTGCGCGCCTCAGCCCTCGGCGCATCCACGTTCCCGGCGAACGCCTCGTTCGCGGCGTCGCTGAACGTGGCTACCGGCTCGCTGAGCGGCGGCAACTCGGCGACGGCCTACCAGATCGGCGGCGGCGGCGTGACGCTGGCCGCGAACACGCTGTTCTGGACTGCTGGCGGCACCAGCGCGTCGGCAATCTCCGGCCTGACGCTGGGTCAGTTCCTGTGGTCGCAGGAGATCCCGTTCACTGCGGGCGCGAACTGGGGTGAGTGGTACACCCCCGGCTTCGAGATCAACGTCCACGCCTCCAGCACATTCGCGCTGTACATCACCGAGTCCTCGGCGGGTACAGGCACGACGTTCACAGGCGAGATCGAGTTCACGGAGTAGCCGATTAAGATCCTCTGGCACAGCGCCCCGCCGTGGATGCCCACGGGTTATGGCACGCAGACCGCGCTCACCGTGGCGGGGCTGAGAAGCCTCGGCCATGATGTCACCTGCTCATCGGCGCTGATGCGCACAGGGATCACCATCGAATGGGACGGCGTTCCCGTCCTGACGGGCTGGGCCGACGTGCGCGGGGGGAACGACTGCCTGATCCCGCACGCGCAGTACTCTGGCGCTGACGTGGTCATCACGCTGATGGACTCCTACGTGATGAACCCGAGGGTGCTGTCGCAGGTCAGGGCGGCGTGCTGGATGCCGGTGGACGCCGCGCCAGCCGACCCGCGCGAGATCGCGCTGATCCGCACGAGCGGCGCGATGCCCGTGGCGATGTCGAAGTTCGGGGAGCGCGTCCTGCGCGAGGGCGGGCTGTACCCGCTGTACGTGCCGCATGCGGTGGACAGATCCGTCTACCACCCGCTGGATGGCAGCAAGACGCGGGCAGCCTGCGGCATCAGCGATGACACCTTCCTGGTGGGATTCTGCGCCGCGAACCGGGACGTGTTCCGGAAGGGCTTCGCGGAGCAGTTCCAGGCGTTCGCGCAGTTCGCGGCGCGGCATCCGGACTCGCTGCTGCTGGTGCATACGGCGGCGGTGCAGAGTGACGCGCTGGACCTGACCCAGCTTGCCGTGGCCTGCGGGATCGGGGACAAGGTTGTCTTCCCTGATGAGCATGCGCTTGTGTCCGGGCTGATCACCGGGGCTGAGATGGCGCAGTGGTACTCAATGCTGGACGTCCTGTCCGCCTGCTCGTACGCCGAGGGATTCGGCCTGCCGATCATCGAGGCGCAGGCGTGCGGCGTCCCGGTGGTCGTCACTGACTTCGGGCCGATGACCGAGCTGTGCGGAGCCGGGTGGACGGTGCCAGGGCAGCCGTTCTGGGTGCGGGTCAAGCAGGGCTGGTGGTGCCAGCCTGACGTGCAGAAGATGGCGGACGCTTACGAGGATGCCTGGCAGGCACGGGAGAACGGCGAGATGACCGCCCTGAAGGCGAAAGCCCTCGATTTCGCGGCGGGATATGACTCGGAGCGCGTCCGGGATGAGTACTGGGTGCCCGCGCTCGCCGAGATCGAGTTCCGCCTCCTGTCCGGCGCTGAGCGGTGAGAGATGACAGCCTGCCAGATGCGGATCAAGACTGACGAGCGGCTGAGCCTCCTGGTGCCGTGCGGCAGGCCAGACACCGCCCTCATCCGCGTCGCCTGCCCCCGGATGGGACATGTCGAGAATGTCGTGATGTGCAGGCGCTGCATGCACGCGATCACGTACTGCCAGCAGTGCTTCGACCAGGACAGGCTGCTGATCCGGGCTAGCAGGCTCGCGCTGGCGGTCGGATGACTTCGTACACCGTCACGGCCACGCAGGTCAGCAACACGTACCAGGGCATGATCCTCCAGGTGCTGGTGCTGGACGGCGCGGCAGCTGCTACCAGCCAGCCTGGTGGCACGGGCGCTGACAGCGTTGGCGGCTGCACCGTCCCGATTACGACGACCCAGGCCGGATCAGTCATCTACGGCGCAGCGATGTGCGACGACGCCGCGTCGATGACGTTCTATGCGAACAGCACCCCGTTTTCCGGGTCGCCGTTCCACGACACCGTCAACGCCAATTACTACGCCACCTGGTACACCGCCGCGACGGTGACGCCGGGCGGTCCGACGGACTACTGCTGCTCGGGCAGCGGCGCTGGCAGTGCCGCTGGGGCCGAGATCCTGCCGAACGGCACCATCAGCATCGATGCCTCGTCGCCAGCGGTCGTAACCGGATCGCCAGGCTGGACGAATCTTTCCTGCACGACCGCGTCGTTCATCCCGCCTGGCGGCACGCTGCTCGTCGCCCTGGTGCCTTCTGACGGTTCAGGGTCCGGCCAGACCACCGTGTCGGTGACATCCAGCCCGTCGCTGACCTGGACGCAGCTGATCGCCAACACCGGCGATTACGAGTACAGCGGCGTCTGGGTCGCGCAGGTGCCATCTGCCCCGGCTGGCGCGCCGTCCGTCTTCTATCCGCGCCCCGCTAACCGGGTGGTCACGGTGCCGTTTTTCTCGGGTTCGAGGTAAAGCGCGGGCAACAGCCGATAGGAGGCGGCGTAATGGCGACTGGCGTCCTGTTCCAGGAAGAACTATTCTGCAATAACGTCTCGAACCTGATCGGCAGCGGCACGCCCTATAACGGCTCGGCGACGGCCGATACGCCTGCTGCCTACACGTCGGAGTCGTGGACGTTCAGCGCGGTGACGGGCTGGCCGGCCGCCACCAACACGACCGTGCCGACGACCGGCTTCAGGATCGCGAACACGAACGCCTCGTACTCCTCGGAAATTATGGCAGTCATCGACATTTCCGGCGATACCTGCACGGTGCTGCGCGGCATCGAGAGCACCACGACGGTCGCGCATCCGGGCGGCTCGACGTTCGTCGCGCTGGCGACGGCGGGGACGCTCCAGAACTTCAAGCAGGCGACGACGGCGGGAGTCTCGGAAGTCACGATCAGCAATTCATCGACTGAGACCGTGATCGCCACCTACACGCCGCTGGGCACCGAAGTTGAGGACGGTACCACCTTCGAGATCATCGCCAGCGGCACGATGGGCATCCTTACCACGGCGATCCCCACGCTCCAGTGGACGCTGTACTCGGGCGGCTCGGGCAGTGTAGGCGGGGCCTACACGCCTGGCACGCTCCTGTGCCAGATGATCACCGGGAACACGACCACCACCAACATGTGCCCGCCGCTGGCCACCACGACGGCTACCACCACTTCCACGACAGACCTGACAGCCTACTGGTTGTCGTCACATCGCTGGGTTCCCGGCACCTCGTTTGACGTGAACGGCACCATTGAATGGGTTTCCACGACATCGGCAATCGGCAACCTGAACTTTTTCTGGTCCGTCGCCGGCCTGAACGCCACGACCACGCCGACCGTGGGAATGACTGGCTGCGTCACCAGCGCGGCAGCGGTCACCGGCCTGACTTCCACCAACGGGCTGTTCCTGACCTGCAAGTGGAGCGCAGCCGCCACGTCTAACGTCGTCACTGCTCCCGCGCCGCTGATCTACCGGGCAGCGTAGTGCGCGTCATCTACGTTTACTCACAGTGGTGCGCTCCCGCAGTGGAAGCGATCCGCAGGCACGCGCCAGGCGCGGTGTTCTTCGAGACTTCCGGCCTTTACGACTACAACGTGGTAATGGCGCAGGAATGGGACAGCGGCGAGGACCTGGTCGTTGTCGAGGGCGACAAGGTACTGCATTACGGCGTCATGCCGTCATTCGCTGACTGCGGCAAGCCGTGGTGCCTGTTCGGGTACCACAGCTACCCGCCGCCGTACGTCCGGCCCATCACCATCGGGCTGGGCTGCACGAGGTTCTCCGCTGCGCTTCAGCACGAGTTCGGCCCGGAGGAATTTCTCGTAGACGACGATCCGGGCTGGGGCTTCTGCACTCCCTGCAACGGGCACGGCTGCTGGCGCTACCTGGACAGCCGGATCGACAAGTGCCTGTGGGCGCGCGGGCACAGCCCCCACCTGCACGGCTGGGTAGAGCACCTGCATGAGTACCCGGAGGACTGGGGCGAGACAATCGGGCAGTACCTGGACGGCTTCGGGCCGGTAACCGTCGCGGGCGAGTTCCGCCGCCGCGATCCGCCCGATCACAGGCAAGGGAGCGCAGTGCCAGACCGCGTGAGGTGACGTCGTGGCGACCTTCAGTTACGCCGTCCCCCCGATGGTCCTGCCGTTCATCCCGGACACGCTGCCGCCGGGCGTCAACGTCGTCGCCTCGTACTCGTCGTCGCAGCCCGCTGGCGTCCGGGTTGTCTACCAGCGTCAGGGCTCCGCGCAGTCCACCCGCCTCATCCCGGCCACGCCGCCCGTCCAGGCAACGTTCTACCCGCTGAACCACCCCGCAGCCGCCGTTACCCGCCCGCTGCCGCTACGCGGGCGCACCGCTGGCCGCACAGGCAAGTTTGACCAGGCGGGGCCGCCGTTCTACCCGCTCAGGCATCCGGTCCAGGCGCGCCAGCCGCTTCCGGCCCGAGGGCGTACGTACAGCCGCGCCGGAAAGCTCAGCGTCCCGCAGACGGCGCCGTTCTACCCGCTGGATCATCCCGCGCAGGCACGTCAGCCGCTGCCAGCGCGGGGTCGGGTCGTCAGCCGCGCTGGCATCTACGATCAGGCGGGACCGAAGTTCTATCCGCTGAACCACCCGTCGGCAGCTGTTACCCGTCCGCTGCCGGCCCGGGGCAGGACTGCGGCTCGCGCGGGTACCTACAGCCAGGCGGGACCGCCGTTCTACCCGCTCAGGCGTCCCGCCGCAGCGGTGGTGCGCCCGCTGCCAGCTCGCGGTCGCACTTACGGGCGCGCAGGCACTTACGATCAGGCCGGTCCGCCGTTCTACAGCCTGCCGAGACCGCATGCGGCGGCTGTCCGGCCGCTGAGCATCCGGGGTCGCACCAGCGGACGCGCTGGCTTCTACACCGTCCAGGCGACGTTCTACCCGCTGAACCACCCCGTCCAGGGACGCCAGCCACTGCCTGCCCGTGGGCACAGCCAGGGCAGGACTGGCACCTACAGCCAGGCCGGGCCGCAGTTCTACCCGCTGAACCATCCCGTTCAGGCCCGCAGGCCGCTGCCGTCGCGCGGGAGCGCTCAGCGGCGCTACGGAACGTTCACCGAGACCGCCCCCGCCACCTTCTACCCGCTGCACCACCCGGCTGGCGCTGTCGTCAGGCCACTTCCCGTCCGTGGGCGCACCTCGGGCCGGGCGGGAACGTTCGACCAGCAGGGCTCGCCGTTCTACCTGCTGCGTCACCCCGTCCAGGCCAGGCAGCCGCTGCCTGCCAGGGGCAGGACGGCGTGGCGCTACGGCGTCTTCACCGAGACCGCGCCAGCGGTCTTCTACCCGCTGAACCGGCCTGCCGCAGCGGTTGTCCGGCCCCTGCCGATCCGTGGCAGGACGACTGGCCGCGCTGGCACCTACGACCAGATCGGTCCTGCGTTCTACCCCCTGCACCACCCGGTGCAGGCACGGCGTCCGCTGCCGCCGAAGGGCACTGCGCAGTGGCGTTACGGCGTCTTCACGGCAACAGCGCCAGCGCCGTTCTACCCGCTGAACCACCCGGCCGCTGCCGTCGTCAGGCCGCTGCCGCTGCGGGGCCGTGCGCAGGGCCGTACCGGGACGCTCACGTCCTCGGTCACGGTGTTCTACCCCCTGCACCACCCGGTGCAGGCACGGCAGCCCCTGCCAGCCCGTGGTCGGGTCCGCAGCAATCCGGGCGTCTACGACCAGGCGGGACCGAGGGTCTACCCGCTTCAGCGGGCAGTGCGGGCGCGCCTGCCGCAGCAGCCTCCGCCGAAGGGTCACGCTCAGGGCCGCAGCGGCACCTTCAGCCAGTCCGGCCCGCCCGTCACGCCGCTGCAGCGGGCAGTCAGGGCACGCCTGCCGCAGCAGCCACCGCCGCGCGGCAGCGCGCAGGGCCACGCCGGGAAGTTCGCTCAGCCCGGTCCTCCGGTCAGGCCGCTGCAGCACCCGGTGTACGCCTGGCGTCCGGGCCCACGGCGGGGCGTCTGCCTGACCAGCGTCCGTCCGGCACCCCCGGTCAAGAACGTCACAAGGGCGTTCCCGCTCCAGCGTCCTGTTCAGGCTCGCAGGCCACTTCCGCCTGCGGGCCGCACTTACCGGACGCTGCCGTACGTGCCGCCGTACGTCCCGCAGGGCGGCCACGGCTATCCGTATAACGGCGCGCTCCAGGTGAACCCGCGCTGGGCGGCGGTGCTGGACAAGCCGGACTGGAATGTCGAGTACACAGGCGTCCCGGTGCGGTACCAGGCGACGTGTGATGACGCTCGCTGGCCTGCGCAGCTCCAGCCGCAGCCGCGCTGGTCCGCGTACTGAGGGAGGTGATCCGTGGCCCTGCCGAACACCAGCATTTACGTGACATCGCTGGAAGAAGTCCCGGTCACGGTCACCGTTCCCATCGGCATCAACCCGACCGGCGACACGGTGCAGATGGCATTCCTCGCGACGCCGCCGCCGACGCAGCCGACATCCGAGGACTGGGTGACCGCGACCTGGCTGTCCACTTCCGCGCCCTATACCGCCTTGTGCCTCGTCGGGCCAGGCGGGACGACCCAGCTAACGCAGGGCCAGTGGGCTGTATGGATTAAAATCACCGCAAGTCCTGAAATACCGGTCAAATACTGCGGCATACTTCAGGTAAGTTGATTATCCGAGTTTATCCGCGTCATCCTGTAGCGGCGTGTTCGCTCGCGTTGGCAAATCCGGCAGCGACGGCGTCCTGACGGGTCCGTGTAAGTGTTTACGTCGTCAAATCGGTGCCCATTCACGCATTCGGTTCGTGCTGCGTTGACGGCGGGCAGAGATATGTCGCTGCGCAATGCGTTTTCGCGTTCCGTTACCGGCTCCAGGTGCTCGCCCCGCACGCAGTTCCTGACACGGCACAGATGATCAAGGTCAAGGCCAGGCGGGATCGGGCCGACCTGAAGTTCATACCCGACTCGGTGAGCCGCACGGCTGGGGTTGCCGAGTACTCCGTATCCACCCCATGACAAGGCTCCCGTCCACAGCCAGCATGGTCCCAGTTCCGGTCTGTAGGCGCTCGGCGGACCGTTCTTGTCTACCTTCGCCCAGAATCGTTCCTCGAAAGGCCGGCCACGCAACTGCCTTGGCGCATCTAGTGGCCGGCCACGCAGCAGGCGCGTGTAGTGCATCTTGCACAGCCCTCGCGCAAACAAGGGCGTGTCACAGTTCGCGACACTGCACCGTTTCTCCACTCGCAGATTTTACTACGTCCTGACGGAGCCGTGTGGCAACTTCGATTACCAGCGACGGGCACATCTCCTACGCCTCGTTTCCCATTGAGAAAGTGGAGAGCACGCCTGACGGCGACCTGATGGTGTGGGGCAAGGCATCGGACGGCAGCGTCGATTCCGATGAGCAGATTGTTGACCCGGACTGGGCCGCAAAAGGACTCGCGGAATGGCTCGCTACCGGTCCTAATTTGCGCGTGCAACATCAGCCTCAGCGCGATCCGGCAGGCGTCGGCCTCACGGTGGAGCGCGATGGTGACGCTCACTGGCTGAAGGCCCTGGTGGTTGAGCCGGTAGCAAAGAAGCTGGTTCAGGCGGGGGCTTTGCGTGCTTACTCAGTGGGTATCGCCCGGCCGACCATCATTCGCGACTCCGTGGCACGTGGCGGTCGCATCACGGACGGGACTCTGGTCGAAGTGTCCCTGGTGGACAGGCCAGCAAACAAGGCGTGTCAGTTCCAGCTAGTGAAGGCTGATAAGTACGGGCATGCGCAATTCACCGGAAAGGTATTCGGGGCTGATGATGTGCTGACCAAGTCCGCCGATGACGTTACGATCACGCTCCCGCAGGATGTGCAGGTCTCTTTCTCGCCGCTGGACATGGCGAAGATCCTGGCGCGCAGGAACGGCGCTAACAAGGACGTGACGACTACCTACCATGGGGGCGTGCCGGGTGGCTCCGTCCCGAAGGCGGACGACGAGGAGGAGATCGAGAAGGACGCCGTCCGCTACGACGGCGGTGTCCCGATGGGGTCGAAGGCCGACGACGAGGGTCATGACATGTGCAAGTGCATGGCCTGCAAGGACGCGGGGATCAGGAAGGGGAAGCTGTCCACCGAGGCCCGCAACAAGCTGCCGGACTCCGACTTCGTCTTCCCCGAGGATCGCCGGTACCCGATCCACGACAAGAACCACGCCCGCAACGCCCTCGCCCGGGTCGCCCAGCACGGCACCCCCGAGGAGAAGGCGAAGGTCCGCGCTGCCGTTCACCGCCGGTACCCGGGTATCGGCCAGGAGAAGCCGTCGAAGAAGAAGGCAGCGAAGGCAGCCGCGTCAGTGGCGCAGGAAGCCCTGGCCGACATGACCAAGAAGGGCGAGCTGGTCAAGAAGGTCAAGGTCGCCTGCATGTCCTGCGGCGCGATGCAGAACAAGGCTCATGGCTACTGCTCCGAGTGCGGCACCAAGATGGATTCCGCGATGCCGGTGGAGAAGAACCACGATTTCATGTGCCTGAAGTGCGGCTACAAACTGGACAAGGGCGAGAGGCACTGCCCTGGCTGCGGCAGCGAGAATCCGGGCTATAACCCGATGGCGGACCTGAAGATTCCTGCTAACAAGATGCTGCTGACGAAGGCAGCCGGAGAGGATCGTGTGCCTGTCACCAAGGCGAAGAAGAAGGGCAAGGGCAAGCCGTTCGGTGGCAATCAGGCACCGCCTTTCGGCAAGGACAAGGACGGCGACGACGGCAAGACCGAGAAGGCCAAGAAGAAGAAGGGCAAGGTGCCGCCCGTAATGGCGTCCGAGGAGGCGGCAGAGAAGGGCGGCTTCGGGCACACTGCGTCCCCTGGCGAGGGCGTGACGGGGGAGCACACCCAGTCCGTGCCGCGTCACCGCGAGCCGGACGGAGCTGAGGTGGAGATGTTTGAGCGGGACTCCGGGCTGCCGACCAACGGTGACTCAAACAAGGGCCTTGGCGGCAAGACCACGACGCCCCCGGCCGGGCGCGCTGACATGCACGGCACTCCCGTCAACGGGCGCGGCAAGCGGAAGAAGAAGTCAAAGCCGTCGATGCCGACACCGCCAGGCGCTCACGGCGCGCAGGGCGCGCCCGGCTCGTCGATGGGGCCGTCTGACGAGGAGTTCGACCGGATGGCGGGCAAGTCCGCTGACCCGGAGGTTGCCGTCACCATGCGGCTCAAGAGCCTCGGCGTGGACGCGGGGATGGGCTTCCTGCACGACCTGACCTGCCCGGCCTACAAGTACGACGATGTCATGAAGGCGTACCCGACGGGGCTGGAGCGGTTCTCCGCCGACGAGTGGCAGGCCAAGGCGCTTTCCGCCGCAGCCTCCGCCCCGCTGGCTGAGGCGCAGGCCGCGTCCCAGCTTGGTCAGCATGCGTTCACCATCAAGTCGGCTGACGTTAACGACCTGCACGATGTCAAGAACGACATCAACAAGGCGTTCCGGGACGCGAACCCCGGGCCGTCCAGCTTCCCGACGCCGGGTCACATCAGCGCGCAGCAGTTCCAGCGCCCGCACATCACCACGGGCCTGGCTGCCTACAGCCACCAGTACGACGGCCCGAACTCCGGTCACGTTCCTTCCGAGGGCGGCATCGCGGCGTCCGGCTTCACGCGGGGCAACATCGGCGGGACGGCCAGCCAGTCGCCTGCCCAGAAGGGCGAGAACACTACCCCGTACCCGTCCGAGACCGGCTCCCCTGTTAACCTGAACTACTCCAGTGTTCACAAGCAGAACCTGATGCAGGCGTTCAAGGCGATGCACGACCACTTCGACCGGATCATGCCATCGGGTGTCTGCCCGATGAACGCTCCCGCTGACGGCCCGGCCGCGCACCCGCTGCACTCCGCAGAGAAGGGTGCGCCAGAGCCCGCGCTGGCCAAGAAGGTCTCCGCTGACGGGATGACCAAGAAGGCCCGCAAGAAGATGAACAAGAAGCTCGTCCGTGCGGTCATGAAGGGCAAGATGCCGCTTGACGAGGCGCGGATCAAGATGGGCAAGAAGCCGAAGAAGTCCCCGGAGCCGCTGAACCCGTCGAAGTCGGCGCAGCCGGACGTGACCAAGGCCACGACCGGGGATGCGGATCGCTTCACCGTCGTCATGAAGTCGGAATTCGCAGCGGCGCTGCGGAAGGCCGAGAAGAAGAATGCCGGCAAGATCAGGGCCCTGACGAGGGCCGTGAACGCAATGGCGGGCCAGCCAGACCCGGCCACCCAGGCATTCAAGGGAATGGCACTGAACCCAGTACGCAAGAACGCGAGCCCGGCGGGCGTCGCGTCAATCGCTGAGAACGCGGAGCGCACTCAGATGATGATCCTGCGGGAACTGGAGAGCGAGGCAAGGAACTCGCCTTATCCGGAGCGGCGGGAGGCCGCCTGGAATGCAGTCCTGAAGATGAAGGGCCTTAGCGATCTCGGCTAGGGCGTAATTACTCCAGCTTACGCAGAATTATCGCACAGAAAGGCGGTGCGTGTGGCCGACGTTCTCACGGCCAGTGACTCCGCTCCTGGCGCGCCGAGCGCACTCACGCAGGCGGCCAGCGAAGCGGGCCGGTTCTCCTCCACGGGGGAGATGATCAAGAACGCGATGCCGGGCCTCGTCAAGGGCGCTGGCTACGCGAGCACCTCGCACGGCGTAGCGGGCCAGGGCGGCATGGGCAGCCCCGGCACCAAGCCGCTGGGCGACAACGACCCGGGCGTGATGCTGAAGGCTCAGCAGGCAACCCTGGATCTCCGCACGGAGACCTTCCGTGGCATCAACCAGCGCGCTGAGGTTGTCAAGGGGCTGAACCAGGGCTTCCTGAGCAACTTCGGGTACCTGAAGACGGCGCTGACCAGCCCGTCGCTGGGCGAGTCGCTGGCCTCGATGTTCCAGGGCGGGGCTGTCAGCCCTGACCTGACCCGTAGCTTCACTGCGGGCAACCTGGGCATTGGGTCCGTATATGGCCTGGTTCCGTTCGATTTGAGGGCACCTAGCAGGCTTATCTACCCGGTGTACACTGTGTACCGGAATAAGCTGCCTCGTCCTCCTGGTCAGGGCACCTCAATGCAGGAGCGCGTGTTCACTGGCGTGTCCGGCTCCCAGACCGGCGGTCAGGGTCCCCTGGACATCTCCATCACTGAGCTTGTCTCGACTGGCTCAGCCACCTTCTCCACCTGGCCGCTGAACCTGCCTGGCGCAGGCTCGCAGACCGAGGTCAACCTCAATGTCCCCTACCGCTTCTTCGGCCTGACCGAGCAGCTTTCCTGGCTGGCGCAGTTCGCGGGCCAGGGCTTCGAGGACATCTCGGCTCTCGCGAACCTGATCCTGCTGCAGGAGATGATGCTGAACGAGGAGTATCAGCTGATCTCCGGCTCCACGGTCAACATCGCGACCCCGGCCGCTCCCACCCTGACGGTCCGCACCGCGCAGTCGAACGAGACCGCGATCACCGGCACCGCCGCCAGCTCCGGCTACTACGTCGAGGTCGTTGCGGTCAACTACTTCGGCACCACTGCCGCGTCAACAGGCACGGCGATGACCGGCTTCGCCGCAGGCGATGTGGTGGACGTGTTCATCACGCCGTCAGCGGGCGCGCTGGAGTACCAGATCTGGCTCACCGCCAGCAGCGGCGCTGCCACCGGCTACTTCTGGGCGACTGTCGGCGGCACCAAGTACACCGTCCAGGGCGCAACGCCTGGCGCGACGGCGACAGTGCCCGCATCCGACAGCGGGACCGGCAAGTCCACCCGCATGGAGGGCATCGTCCCGACCCTGACCGGCCTGTCCGCTCAGGGCGGCATCTACCCGACATCCCCGGTCTCATGGCAGGGCGGCTACGTCAACAACGGCGTCGGCACCCACCTGTCATACAGCGCCATCTACGCGGTGCTGAAGGGCCTGTGGGATAGCACCCAGACCAGCCCTGGCGCGTTCAAGGCCGACCCGGCCGAGATCGTCTCCTCGGGCTCCGACATCGCGAATCTGAGCCAGGATGTCATCAGCCAGGGCGCGGGCACCAACTACGAGCTGTTCATCCAGCAGGGCGATGTCGGCAACGTCACCGTCGGCGCTGCGGTGAGCCAGTTCCAGAACCCGCTGACCCGCTCGCTGGTCAAGCTGGTCGTCCACCCGTTCTACTACCAGGGCAACGCCGACATCCTGACCTACCAGCTTCCGCAGACCTGGTCGAATGTCGCCAACGCCTGGGAGATGACCTGCGTCCAGGACTACGTGTCCATCGCGTGGCCGGTCATCGACGCAACGTTCCGCTACTCCATCTTCCTGTACGGCGCGCTCTGCGCGCACGCCCCGCAGTTCTCCGCTCACCTCGGCGGGCTGCAGCAGTCGGACGTGACCCCGTACAGCTAACTGATGCGTCCCTGCCAGGGGTGAGGCAAGCGCCCCTGGCAGGGCCACCACCCGGATAGCTAGAAGCCATCCGGCTTCGAGAACGCCCGCGAGGGCTTCGTACCAGAAAGGGTGATTGTGTACCAATTTTCGACGTAGGTTCTCCCGCCTATCAGGGACCGACGACCGTAGGCACGGCGGCGGCAGCCAAGATCTGGAGCGGCACCGCCTCGGCGCTCAACTCCATCTCCCCGGCCGTAGTGCTCCGTGACATCACCGTGGTCAACTCGGGCACGGCGCTGATGTACGTCGGCGGCACTTCCGTCAGCACGACCACGGGCATGCTCGTTCCGGCCGGCGGCCAGCTGACCGTCCAGGGCTGGCTGGGCACGTCCGGCGCAGCGACCAACGACGTGTTCGCCATCGCGGCGTACGCGACGGGGGCTACCACCGCTAACGCCGGACTGGCGAGCAACGCCTGGGTGGTGTAACCGATGCCCGGCACCTGGTTCCCAGGACAGGTCGCGGTCGGTGGCAGGGTCTTCAACAACAATGTCATCATCAACGGGCAGGCGATCCTTCAGAAGGGGATTACCTCCTACCCGCCATCGGTGACGACACCAGGAACGGTCGCCTCGGCCGGAACGGTGTACAACACCACCGGCTACGACTGCATGGTGTACGCCTCGGCCACCACCGGCATCGGCAAGGTCGTGACCGCTCAGGGCACGCTGAGCACCGGAAACACGGTATCGGCATCGAACGCGCTAGCAGGCGGCTTCTACGTGCCTGCCAACGCCTACATCAGCGTCACCTACGCCGGGACGCTCACCTGGTTCTGGGCAGCGGTCTGAGATGTTCACTACTGGCCAGGCCAACGCGGGCACGGTCGCGGCGCTCATGTGCGTCATGCCGCCAGGACCGTGCCTTGTGGCCATCAACAACGTGTCATCGGTAACGGTGTACGTCGGGCCAGGAACGGCCCTGACCGCCACGAACGGGTTCCCAATCGCGGCCGGTCAGGCTGTGGCCTGGAACGGTTACCCGGCCGGCGGTGGCGGAGCGCTGAACGTCATCGCCGCGTCTGGCACCGCCAACCCGGTCGGGTTCCTGGTCTCGGGCGCGTCATTCCAGACTGGTCCCTGATCCATGACGAAGGTCACGTTCACGACTCCGGGCACAGCCCAGTGGACGTGCCCGCCAGGCGTGACCAGCGTTCTGGCTGAATGCTGGGGCGGCGGCGGCGGCGGCGGTGATCACATCGGCACGTCCGGCGCTGGCGGCGGCGGCGGCGGTGAATACGCGAATGAGCCCGCCGTCGCCGTCACGCCAGGTCAGCAGTACTCCTACACCGTAGGCGCGGCCGGGACGGGCAGCAGCACGAGCGGCACCAACGGCGGCAACGGCGGCAATTCCACGTTCGCCGGGAACTCCGTCACCGTCACCGCTCATGGCGGCACAGGCGGCAAGTCGTCATCGGGCAACCCTGCCACCGGGGGGACCGGATCATCTAACACTAACCACCAGAACGGCGGTACTGGCGCGGCTGGCGCCGGCGGTACAGGAGGCGGCGGCGGAGGCGGCGGCGGTTCCGGGGCTAACGGGATAGCGGGCAACGCCGGCACCACCGGAGGCAGCCCCGGAGGCGGAGCCGGCGGTACGGCGGTAACAGGCGGTGGTCCAGGTGGTGCGGGCGCCGCCAGCACAGGCAGCCCCAGTGCGCCGGCTTCGGGTCCCGGAGGCGGGGGCGGAGGTGCTGGCGGGACCGGCGCTGCCGGTGGCGCTAACGGTTTCGCTGGTCAGGTGCAGCTAACTTACGGCTCGGGACGCGGCGAGGACACCCTTATCGCAGCGATTATCGCGTCGCAATTCTGATGAAACAGGAGCTGTGTGACAGTTGAGGATTCTCTGGTATAGCAACGCGCCCTGGAACACCTCGGGCTACGGCACCCAGACCGTGCTCTGGGTCAACAAGCTCAAGGACATGGGGCACGAGGTGGCCGTCGCTGCCTTCCACGGGCTGCAGGGCGTCCCGCTGAACTGGAACGGCATCACGGTCCTGCCGGGCTCCTCGGAGGACATCTGGGCGCAGGATCTCATGGTCGGCCACTACCAGCAGTGGAAGGCTGACCTGCTGATCACCCTCATGGACTACTGGGTGCTCGATGCCGCCAAGCTGCGGCAGGGGATTGACGAGTTCGGCATGAAGATCGTGCCGTGGCAGCCGGTGGACACTGAGCCGCTCGGCGCGCTGGATCAGCGCAACCTGATGATAACCGGCGTCCGGCCCATCGCGATGTCCCATCACGGCGAGAAGCAGCTGAAAGAGTTCTCGCCGTGGTACATTCCCCACGGCATCGACACGAAGAACCTGTGGAAGCCGCCGACGAAGAAGCAGCGCGCCGAGTCGCGCGGCAAGGGCGATTTCGAGGACAAGTTCCTGATCGGCATGAACGCCGCCAACCAGGACCCGGTCCGCAAGGGCTTCGGCGAGCAGCTGCTGGCCTTCCGGCTGTTCGCGGACAGGCACCCCGACGCGCGGATGCTGATCCACACGCGCCGCCAGACCAGGCACGGCATCGACTTTGACCGGCTCATTGACGTCCTGAAGCTCCAGGGCAGGGTCCACTTCGGCGACCAGTACCTGACATCTGCCGGGATGACGACATCCGCCGAGCTTGCCCGCTGGTACGGCACCCTGGACCTGCTGTCCAACTGCTCTTACGGGGAGGGCTTCGGGCTTCCGGTCCTGGAAGCGCAGGCCTGCGGGACGCCGGTCGTGGTGACCAACTGCTCGTCCATGACCGAATTGTGCGGCTCGGGCTGGCTGATAGAAGGCGAGTTCTACTGGAACGCGGGGCACTCCGCGTGGTGGACGCGCCCCTCGGTGCAGGCGATCCTGACAGCGTACGAGCAGGCTTACGAGCGAGCGCGCGACCCGGTCATGCGGAGAGAGGCTCGCAAGTTCGCCCAGCAGTACGACGTGGAAGTGGTGGCCCGGCGGTACTGGGAGCCGTTCCTCGCCGAGATCGACTTCCAGCTTGCTGAAGCCGATGCCGCGAAGGCTGCCTCAGCGTGAGGGCCCTGATCACCGGCTCAGCCGGGTTCGTGGCGGGGTACCTGGAGGCGTCCCTGGTCGCGGACGGGCACCATGTCCAGGGACTGGATCATCATGAGGGCCGCGACATCCGCGACTACGAGGTAGTGCGGCGCGCCGTCCTGGAGGCCAATCCTGACTGGATCTTCCACCTCGCGGCGGTCAGCACCCCGAAAGAATCGCTGTCTGACCCGCGCCGGTCGATGGAAGTCAACGTCACGGGAACGCTGAACCTCCTGGAAGCCGTCCGTAACACCGGCTTCGAGTGCAAGATCCTGGTCGCGGGCTCCGCCGACGAGTACGGCAACGACGCCGGCGTCAGGGTGACCGAGGAGTCGCCGTGCTTCCCGTCCGGTCCCTACGGCGTCTCCAAGCTGGCCGCTACAAGCCTTGCCATGACCTACGCCAGCCGCTACGGGATGCCTGTAGTCGCTACGAGGGCGTGGAACCACATCGGCCCGGGACGCCGCAGCGTCAGCGTCGCGTCCGGCTTCGCCCGCAGGATCGTCTCAGCAGAGCGCGGCGAGACCAGCGTCGTGCTGCACGGCCCGCTGGGCGTGGAGATCGATTTCATTGACGTGAACGATGTTGTGCGGGCATACCGCCAGGTCATTGACCTGCCGCCCGGCATCTGGAATGTGTGCTCGGAGAAGCAGGTGTCGCTGGACGCCGTGCTGCTGATGCTCCTTGATGCCTCGAAGGTGCCGGACGCGGCAACCCAGCAGGACCCGCGCTTCGGCGATCCGAAACGGCGGTTCGCCGTCGGCTCCTGCGCTAAGCTCCGCGACGCCACAGGATGGAAGCCGGAAATACCGCTGGAACAGACCCTCCGTGAGATCCTTGATTTCTGGAGGGAGCAGTGATGAAAGATACGACCCTGATCTTCTTCACGTTCGCGCGGCCTGAGTTCTTCGGTCCCGTCCTGGAATCCTGGGAGAAGGTTCCGGGGATTGACCAGATGGGAAAGTACGCGGTAGCCCTGGGCCGCTCGCGCAAGTCGGATGCGTGCGCGGAACTGGCGCTGGACTTCGGGAAGCGGATCGGCCGCGAGATCGAGATCTGGCCCGACTCTGACGCCGCCGCCGCCAGCCCCGGCTCGCACCGCCCCGAGGGCGAGGCGATCACCAGGGCGTTCGGTGACCCGGCCTGCGACTTCGCGATCATGACCGAGGAAGACAACATCGTCTCCGACGACATCCTCAAGTTCTACCAGTGGGGCCGCAGCCTGCGGGCTGAGCGGGACAGGATGATCACGATCTGCCCGCACAACGCGCTGGGGCAGGGCTATCATCCGCCAGGTGATGACGCTGACGCTGACCAGAACATGGTCAGGCTGCTGGAGCACGGCTTCTCATCGTGGGGCTGGGCGACCTGGCGGGACCGCTGGAACGATGTCCTGAAGCCGGAATGGGACTGGGACTGCACTACGGGCGACCAGCCCTGGAACCACGGGTTCGACTGGCAGATCGACCGGATCAGTCACCGGGATCACTGGTATCACCTCACGCCGGATGCCTCGCGGACGCAGAGCATCGGCCGGTACGGCAGGCACACCACCCCGGAGATCTTCGCGAAGACGCAGTCTAAATCGTTTAAGCGGCACCGCCCGCATGCCGAGACCCGGTACTTCCTGAACGCTGCCGAGGGTGCCCGGCCGCTCGTCCACGCTCCCGAGCTGGGCTGGTACTACGTGGACGAGGAGCAGGCGGTGCGCGACGCGCACTGGCATCCGGAAGCCGGGCAGGTCGTCATCGACGTGGGCTGCGCGATGGGCAACTACGCGATGCCCGCGCTGCTGGCAGGGGCGGCGGTGGTCGCCATCGACCCGGACGCGAATGCGCTTCAGCGCCTTCAGGAAACCGCTGACGCGAATGGCGTCAGTCACCGGCTCACCATCCTGCACATGGCGCTGTATGACGACAGCGGCGGCTACGACCCCGCGATGCGGGCAGCGCTGGACGCCTCGAAGTGGCGCGACCTTACCCCGCAGCCGGGCGCGGTGTTCAGCACCCTGGACAAGGTGGCGGAGGACTGCGGCCTGGAGCGCGTGGACTGGATCAAGATGGACGTGGAGGGCGCTGAGCTTGGCGTCCTGCGCGGCGGCATGCAGACGCTGAAGAACCACCGCCCGCGCCTGCTGATCGAAGACCACTCGCTGGTGTACCCGTTCGTGAAGGAAATGGAGTCAACCCGGCAGTGCCTGGAGCTGCTGCGCGGCATCGGCTACGAGGCTGAGCAGTGGCCGTTCGATGAGCTGCGCACCTACCTGGTGGCGCGGTGAGGTGCCGTAGCTGCGGGGCCGGGCGCGAGATCCAGCAGGTCGCGAGCCTGGGCAGGATGCGGCTGCCGGACTTCATCCCGCCAGGGGACCCGCTGCCGCCCGCCTACCCGCTGGACCTGATGCTGTGCGAGATGTGCGGGCTGCTCCAGCTAAAGGACGTGACCCCGCGCAGCGAGCTGTATCACGAGCGGTACGGGTTCAAGTCCGGCATCAACGAGGCGATCCGCGCGGACCTGGCCGACGTGGTCAAGTCGGCGCTGGAGTTCGTCCCGAGTCCGGGGCAGTGGCTGGACATCGCGAGCAATGACGGGACGCTGCTCGCGAGCGTTCCCGCTCACGTCCGGCGCTACGGGGTAGACCCGCTCGCGCAGTTCGCTGCCGAGGCGAGCCAGCACGCCGATGACATTATCGTCGGGTACTTCGATCCCGACGAGTTCTATCACGGTCAGTTCGACGTGATCACCGCCGTGTCGATGTTCTACGACCTGGCTGACCCGCGTCAGTTCGTGACCGGCGTGCGCCGCGTCCTGTCCCGCGACGGCATCTGGGTGATCCAGATGAACTACTCGCTGGAGATGCTGCGGAACTTCGCCGTGGACAACGTCGGTCACGAGCATGTGACCTACTACGGCGTCGCGCCGCTGCAGGAACTGCTGCGCAGCGAGGGCATGGACATCGTCCGGGTCACCTACTCGCCGGTCAACGGCGGTTGCTTCCGCGCCTTCGTCTCGCACCGGGGACGGTTCACGGTGGAGCGGTCAGTCAGCGAGGCCGTCCACACCGAGCATGACGTGATCATCAACCGGGCGCGCACCTGGGAGCGCTGGTTCAGCGAGGTGGAGCGGGAACTGAACAAGACCCGCGTCCTGCTGGATCACATCCGCGACCAGGGTCAGCGGTGCCTCCTGTACGGTGCCTCCACCAGGATCGGCACCGTCCTGCAGATGATCGACGTGCATTCCGGCCTCATCCAGGCGGCGGTGGAGCGCAACCCGGACAAGGTCGGCAAGGTGATGGGCGCCACCGGCATCCCGGTGATCTCCGAGGAGCAGATGCGCGCTAACCCGCCTGAGTTCATGCTGATCGGCCCGTACTTCTTCCGCGACGTCTTCGTCGAGCGAGAGAAGGAATACCTGAAGTCCGGCGGCAAGATGATCTTCCCGCTGCCACGCTTTGAGGTGGTGCAGTGATGCCGTACGTCACCCTGCCGCCCGGCTGCCGCCGCCTCACTTTCGCCGATGGCAGCAAGCCCGCCATCGGCAACCGCCAGGGCCGCGCCTGGGTCACCGACTCGCAGGCGAAGATGATCGACAGCATGCGCGGCAACGGCGAAGGCGGGCTGATTCACGGCCAGTCCGGGGAGTACGGCGTGACAGGGAAGGCCGGGCGCTGGTGCCAGGACTGCCGCCGTCTCTGGTACGCCTGGGCGAAGAACTGTCCTCGCTGCGGGGCGGAAACGACGCCGGAATGACCACGCCAGCACTGAATCCAGCGCTGGCGCCAGCGCTGGCCGCAGTGCGGGCCGCACTGGACGGGATAGTCATCGTGGAGTTTCCCGCCACCGAGGGCGGCACCACCATGGCCGGCTGTCAGCTAGCGGTCTACGACGCCGTGACTGACAAGCAGATCATGACGATTACCAGCCTGGACATACACGCGGACGCGACGGGAGTGGTGACGGTCGAGGCCAGTCACGCTGACCCGTGGCCTAACGCTGCGCCGCGAACCGGAAAGTACCTGCTGGCGGGAGTGCGCATTCGCTTCTAGCCCCGCCGATCACGGAAAGGCGAGCTAGTGGCGACTACTACCACGGCACCTGTAGAGAAGAAAACGGCAGCGTCGGCGTCAGCCAGCGTGGTCTCCGGTGTCATCACCTGGATTCTGGTTACTTACGTCCCGGCGTTCCATTCCGGCCTGCCAGGACCGCTGGCCACGTTCCTGCCCTACATCGTTACCACAGTCTGCGGGGCGCTGGCTGCCTATTTCGCGCCGCACACGCCGCGTGAGGACGAGATCGTCAAGTCGGCCACCGACCTGCTGAAGCAGGCGGGCGTCACCCTGCCATGAAGTGGATCTGGGATTCAGTCCACTACTGGCCCGTCTGGCTGAGCATTTTCATCGGCACGTTCCTGTTCCGCGAGGTGTGGGCGCTGGCGTCTAAGCGCCCGCAGGACACCCTGTCGGACTGGGTGTGGAACCAGCTGCATGTCATCTACAAGCAGCCCCTCAGCGACTGGGACGCCGCCCATATGGTGCGTCCTTTTCATCTGGCTTACCTGGCACTTCTTCTTCAGGGATTTTACCTAGCAGAAAGGCAGCATTATGACCCTTCATGCACGCTCGGACGTGATGAGCGTGACAGTTCCCGTGGGGAGCGGAGGCTGCGGACAGACGCATAGCCGACCCGTGACCAACGGCAAGCCCGCGAAGATCTGGGCGCTTGACTGCGTCCCGTGCGAGTCCTACCTCAAGCAGGACATCATCAACTCCAACTACCGCAAGCGCCGCATCGGCAATGGCGCGAAAGAAGACCTGAAGGAACGCTGGCCAGGCCTGTGGGGTCACTCCGAGACCGCCGTGCCGGAAACGCCAGGCGAGGAGGAGCAGCGCGAGTTCGGCGAGGCCGAGGCCGCGAAGAATGCCGCGAGGCTCCAGCTGGAGAACGCGACCACGACCGCTGAGTCCCTGAAACTGATGGCGGAGGCTGTCGCCGGGAACAGTGCGCTGATGTCGCAGATCCTGGCTGCCGCCGCGAAGGGCGCAGCCCCGGAGCTGCCCGCTGAGGTGATGCCGCCGACCACCCTGGTGCATGACGGCTTTAACTCGCGGGCCTGCGAGGACTGCAACGCTGACATTATCCGTGCCGAGGGGCAGAAGGGCGCGCTGCCGCACCGCTGCCCGGCCTGCAAGGCAAGGCGACGGGCGCAGCAGAACGCCGCATACGAGATGAAGCGGCGTCAGGTGGCCTGATTGTCGAGGGCGGCGGGCCTGTGCAGATGCTGCGGCGGACCCCGCAGGGGGAAATCCGCCAGGACCGCCGCACCCGTTGCTGACTGCGCCCGGTGCGGGATTCCCGTCTGCACCCGGCACGTCCGCTGGGATGACGACCGCTGGCTGTGCATCCGCTGTGCCCGCAAGCTGGGGAAGGAGTAGGCCATGACGACACCTGGCGGTGCTGGCCTGACGCCGTACGTTACCCCGGCGATCCTGACGCAGGCGCCCACTGGCATCTCATGGAACACGATCCCGTTCGGCACCCAGGTCACGCCGCAGCAGCGCACCGCCGAGCAGTGGAATATCTGCGTGCGCGCCACGTCGATTGCCGACGGGTACTGCAACCAGATCCTGCGGGCCACTCCGTCGGTGGAGTACGTTCAGGGGCCGGACTACTACACCACCATCCAGCAGAACACGGGCAACATCCGCATCATCCTGTCCCAGTGGCCGGTGCTGTCCGTCGAGTCGGTCATGGTGTCGCCCAACACCTTCCCGCGCTCATGGACGGAGGTCCCGTCCGGCTACTGGCAGCCCGACCAGCCCATCGTCAGCGTCTACGGCACCTCCGCGCCGCCTGGCTCTGCCCAGGGCGGGCAGGCGATCATCGTCTCGCCGCTGGCCGGGGGCGGCTGGTGGCTGGGCCGCAATGGCTTCATCTTCCAGGTGACCTACTACGCAGGCTGGCCGCACGCCGGGCTGATGGCGGCGGCGACGGCGGGAGCGGAGAGCCTGTCCGTGGATGACTGCAGCGGATGGACGATCACCGACCCGATGGGAAACCTCGTGGGAGCGCGAGGCGTCATCTACGATGGCGGCGGCGCGGAGGAAATCGTCAGCGTGACGGCGACATCCGTGGCAGCAGGTCCGGGCACGCTGACGCTGTCCTCGGCCCTGCTGTATGACCACCCGCAGTACACGATGGTGTCGGCGCTGCCGCAGACCATCCAGTGGGCGTGCATCCTGCTGTCCACCTCGATTGCCCTGACCCGGGGGGCAACGGCCACGACGGTCCACACGATGCCAGGCGGCTCGGCCGGGCCTGCGATGAAAGGCCCGGAGACGCTGACCGAGGAAGCGGAACTCCTCCTGCACAGCTATCGCCGTGTTATCTAGTATAGTCGTTGTGCTACGCTAGATGGATGGCACAGACAGATGGCATCTGCAAGATAGAAGGCTGCGAGAAGCAGCGGTTCCGGCGCGAGATGTGCTCCATGCACTATTCGCGCCTGCAGCGGTACGGGGATCTTGAAGCTGTACATAAGCCAGGCGAGCCACGTTCTCTGGGTGCATGTTCCGTGGGTGGCTGCGGCCGCAGTGCCGTAGCTCGCGACCTGTGCGGCAAGCATTACCAGCGCTGGAAGAAATCCGGCGACCCGCTGATCGTGAAGCTGGATCGCAACCGTACTGACCAGGAACGGTTCTGGTCTTTCGTGAACAAAGAAGGTCCTGAGCCTGCCTGCCGACCTGGCCTCGGATCGTGCTGGCTGTGGACGGGCGGAACCTCTGACGGCTACGGCATGTTCAGCATGGGCGGTCGGAACGTGCACGCTCATATCGTCTCGTTTACCTGGGCGCGGGGCGAGATTCCGGCCGGGTGGGAGCGTGACCACCTATGCCGGGTCAGGCATTGCGTGAGACCAGAGCACATGGAAGCCGTTCCCCACCAGGTGAATGTGCAGCGGGGCGTGTCGCCGTGGGCCGCCTGCGAGCATGGGTCGTCAGGTTCTTTCGACAGGTCGCGTGGAGGACGCATATGCGAGCAGTGCGCGCAGGAGCGCCGCGTGACGTAACCCGCAGGGTCATCTGATGCTGTACAGCGTTCATGGCCGCCGCCTCATGCACTATACCCGCCGCGTCCAGGCACGCACGCGGCACGAGTCGGCGTACTGCCGCCGCCAGAACAGGCGCGAAGCCCGCTGGTACGCGCACAACGCGCACCACACAGCGAGGTGGTGGCGGCACTACTGGTCACCGGCTCAGGTTCATAAGCGCGAGCGCCACGACCGCCTGGAGCGCATCAGGCACCGCCGCAGGGAGCGGCGGGAGAAGCGGTACTTCAAGGCGACCGGCAGGAAGTGGGTCACCTACCCGTCCTGCCCCAGCCGGATCTCTAAGCGCGCCAGGGACACTGTCGCCGCGAAGAAGCGCCAGGAAGAACGCAAGGCGAAGCGGATCGCGTGCCGCAGGGCGCTGGCCGCGCAGACAGCCAGCACCGGGTCGAAGGCGGCGAGGGCCGCGAAGTCGAAGAAGTCCGCCAAGAGCACGAAGGCCCGCAGCGGGCGCACGAGGTGCTGACCGATGCCACTTCAGTCAGTCTGCGCATACCTGAAAGGCCTGCTGGACGGCATCCCGATGCCTGGCGGCGTGCCTAACCTGGTCGCCTACATCACGCCGCCAGCGGTCGATGAGGAACCGAACGGGGAGCCGCGCGCCTACATCTGGCCGGCCAGCTTCGAGGAATCCCGCAACCCGCAGCGGGAAGGCACCGTGCCCAGGGCGCTGGCGATGCCAGTCCCCGGAGTGTCCCCCAATTCCGGCTTCAAGCCGATTGACCACTCGATCCACATCTACGTCATCTACGACCAGGCGAACGACGACCAGCAGGCTGACTCGCTTTTCCCGGGCATCATCGACGCGATCAACTGGGTGCTGCGGGTATCGACGGACGTGGCGGTCGCCACCGACGAGTACACCGGCCTGCAGAGCGCCCTGATGGATGTCGGCGAGTCGATCAACGGGTCGGTCGCGGTCAGGGCGCTGGATTCTCAGCGGATGTACCGCTATGACTGCCTGCTGATCCTCCCGGTGATGGAACTTATCCAGTCCTAGTTTGTCGCTTTTATCACTACCATAAAACGGAGATGTGTGGCTGGCCCTTACCTGTACCTGGGCACCCAGGAGAACTGGTACCAGGATTACCTGGACGACGCCACCGGCAAGATGCTGGCCGCGCAGCCTGGCGAATCCTACTCAATGACCGGCGTCAACGGCGGTCCTGTGCCTCCCACTGACGGTCGCTGGAGCGACCCGTCAGGGACTCCTGAGCCAGAGCCTGTCTGGTCAGCCCCAGCGCCTGCCCCCGAGCAGGCCCAGCCCGAAGGTGGTGTTAACTGATGCCGTCGCCGAATATCGCGCAGATCGCGCCAGCCTCCAAGACCTGGCTCGGCGTCGGCCGCGAGCTTTTCGCCGGCACGGCGGTGCTGCCGGTCCAGACGATCCCGCTGCTCAAGAACTCCTACCAGCCCGAGGACACGCCCAAGTGGCTGCACGACGAGGCGATCCGTGGCTCCATGGCGCTGGTGTTCAATGACATCCAGGGTGTCGTGGACTCCACGTTCTCCTACGGCGGTCCCGCGTTCCTGGACGTGGAAGGCTACTTCCTGGATAACCTGTTCGGTGATAAGTCCGACACGGCGACCACTTTTTCCGGCACCACCACCCTGAGCGCGCAGGCCACCATCGGCGCGACCCAGATCGGGGTGGCGTCCACGGCTAACTTCACTGCTGGCCAGTACGCCCAGGTCGGCGTCGGCAGCATCGCCGAGATCGTCGGCACCATCGGCGTGGTCGCAGGGTCGATCACCTTCACCAACACGCCGCTGCGGTTCGTCCACGCCAGCGCAGGCACGGTGTACGCGGTCAACGGCTCAACCGGCGGCCCGTTCACGCACACCTGGAACATCCTGAACAACTCCAGCGGCCAGCCGCCGACGCACACCTTCACCGACTTCACGTCGCTGACCGGCACCGTCGGGGCACGGGCGTACGCAGGCGCGTGCGTGGGCGTCATCGACATCACCGGCAACTCCGAGCAGCTGCTGGAGTTCAAGATGACGGGCAACGCCTTCCTGTCCGTCCCGGCTGCCACGTACCCGACCAACACCGTGTCCACTGCCGTGCCCATCCCGAACTGGCGCTCCACGGTATCGGTGGCCGGAAGCCAGGTCTATGACGTCGGCGAGTGGTCGGTGTCGCTCAAGCGCACCCTGCAGGTCTACTGGACCGACCAGGGCACCGACCAGAGCCCGTACATCATCGCGCGGGGTCCGCTGGACGCCACCGGGATGGTCAACTTCACGGTGCCCACCGATGAGTCCCCGCTGACCGACATGCTGTACAACGCCCAGCCAGCGGTCGTGTTCGCCGTCAACAACGGCTTCTCCGGGGCCGGCACCCTGGGCATGACGATCACCGCCAGCCAGGCAGCGTTCGAGAAGGCCAAGCCGGAACGCAGCCAGGTGCTGGTCGGCTACCAGGACGACTTCCAGACCGTCGCGAACTTCACGAACGCAGGCGGGTCCGGGGGACAGGGACCGATCACCGTCCAGGTGGTCAACCAGGTCCCGACATACTAAGGAGCATGCCTGTGCTGAACGTCGATCTCCCGTCTGGCCAGAAAGTCGAGATCCGGGACAAGCTGAAGGCGAAGGACCGCTTCGCCGCGCAGGCCGCGATGCGCATCCACATGACAGCGGAAGGCGACCAGGACGCTACCGGCGCCATCGTCAACGACATGCGCAACGCCCTGCTGACCACGCTCATCCAGTCCTGGACGGTAACCGGCGACGACGGCCAGGTCATGCCCGTCCCGAAGGAAGCCCCGGTCGTCAACGCGATGACGGGCGAGACGCGGGATGTGCTCGGCGAGATGGACATTGACGACTATAACGCGCTCGCTGACGCGATCCAGCCCCTGATGAACAAGGTGACGAACAGCCCAAATCGCAGCGGGCGATCCGGCAACTGACCACAGTCTTCGTCTCGCAGGGTCTTCAGGGGCAGCTGCCCGAGGACATGCCGCCCGAGGTCATGCTGTACGGGTGGTTCGCGGAGGCTTACCACTGGACGCCCGAGCAGGTGCGGGAACTGGAACTTGACGAGCTGACCTGGCTGCCGATCCGGCACCAGGGTATTGCGGAGGCGCAGCGGGTAGAGCGGGAGCGGGAGGAGCGCATGTCGCGGTCAAGCTCGGTGCGCCGTGGACGTTGACGAGCTTCCGGCCATGTTCGACGAGATCATCGCGCGGGTCATTAATACCTGCCCGGCCTGCGCGCTGTCGATGGCGCACACGTTCAGGAACCAGCTGAAGAACGTAACCCTCGTCATGTACTCGCACGCAGCGGGCACCAGGACGCCGTCGCCAGCGGGTGTCGGGCCGCCCGCCACGGTGTCCGGCGACCTGCGGCGGTCAGTCCTCGCGTGGATGGGGGCCAGCGGAGTCGTTTCGACGGCTTACTCTGGCCCCACTATTTTTTATGCCCCTATTCAGGAGTACGGCGGTCAGATGTGGCACCGCCGCTTCCAGTACATGCACTTCATGTACGACGGACCGCAGTGGCGCAAGCACGTCGTCGTCCCGGAGCGCCCCTATATGGGCAAGGCGCTAGCCGCCGTCATCGGCAACGGCTCGCTCCAGGCCGATGTCATGGAGATCTTCATGATCGGGGTCTGGGGCGGGGCCTGACTCGCATTCCAGGTCGTAATAGCAGCACAAGTCGCCCCGCTCGATAGCACAGGCGCCGCGCAGCATCCGGAGCTTCGCCCAGTCCACCTGATGGCGTCCGGCCTCGTATTCCGGCTCCGGGTCGTCCCAGTCGTCGTCCCACATAGCCATAGCGTACTCGCGAGGGAGGTGATTGTGTACCCGATTTGCCCGAAGTGAACCAAACTTTCGATGCCGATGTCGGGCCGTACATCGCCGCCCTTCGCGAGGCTATCGCCGAGACCAAGGACCTGCGGGACGAGATCCTGGAGGCTGCGGCGGCGGCGAAGGCGCTGGGCGAGGCGATGGGCAGCGCGGCCGGCGATGGCGAGGCGCTGGCAGCCATCCAGCGGGAAGCGGCCGACGCCACGACTGAGCTGACAGCGCAGACATGGCTGCTGGTCTCGGTGGATGACCGCCTCGCGTCGATCCAGCGCGACGTAGCGGAGTCGGCGGCCACCCTGGCGGGCATGAACGAGCTGCTGTCCGGCAGTTTCGACGAGATCAACGGCCAGATTGATGACGTGATCGCCCACCTGGCATTGCTGCGGGGCGCGCAGGCGGCTACGTCAGCCGATACAGGGCGTCAGACGGGGATCATGCTCGGCTGGTGGCGGCTCACAGGCAACCAGATCCACTGGATCATCGCGGGCACGGCGGAGTACCTCGCGGTGGCGCTGCCCGGCTCCATCGCGCTGGCCCTCGGCGCGTTCGTCCTGTACCAGGGCACGGTGGAGGATGTCACGCGCCGTCTGGTCGCACTGTACGGGGCGACGGAGTCCACGGCGTCGATCTTCGGGAAGACGACGGGCGACGTGCTGGGCCTGGGGCATGCGTTCCAGACGGCGCAGAACGAGGCCAACCCGATCCCCTACCAGCTGCTGGGCAACTACATCGAGGTTGCCAGCCACCACATGGACAACTTCGCAGCCGCCGGCCTGGAGGTCGCTGACGCGGTGCGGAAGCTGGGCGCGGAGATCCAGGTTGACCTGGTCTCGCACAGCGCGGAGTTCACCGGCCTGCTGGCGCACATGGTCTCGGACGTTATCGAGTTCGGCCAGATCCTCGGCAACCTGGGGCATGCCATCCTGAACCTCGCGGCTGACATGCCGGGTCTGGCGGAGGTGCTGCTGCGGGTCGCGGACGCGATCACCCAGGTGATCGGGTGGATCTCGCGGCTGCCCCGCTGGATGATCCTCGGGTTCATGGCGTTTGAGGAGTTCATCCGCTGGGGTGGCCTGCTGTTCAGCCTCCTGGGCCGGCTGGTCGGGGTGTTCTCCAGCCTTGCCGAGGCGGTCGGCGCAGCCGGGCTGGCCACGTCGCTCACGGAGACCAGCAGCGCGATGGCGGCGGCTTCTACGACGGCCACGCATTTCGGCGGGGTGCTGAAGGGCGTGATCGTCTTCCTCGGCAGCACTCTTGTGGGGGCTCTCCAGATAGGCAAGCTCGTCTTCATGGAGTTCATCGGCGTGATGGCTGGCGGCACAGGCATCCTGAGCGCCCTGTCCGCCGCCTGGGACGTGCTGGTTTTCAACATCAAGGTCGGCATCACCGAGATCGAGATGGCGCTGGGGCCGGTGGGAATGCTGTTCGCCGGACTGAGCCTGCTGGCCGGCGGCATCTTCCTCCTGGTGCGTTCTTCCCACGAGGGGGCCAGCGCCATCCAGGACTTCGGCAACTCGCTGGAGAACGCTGTCGCCAAGTCCAGCAACGTCAACGCGCTGGCGACCATCAACGACAGCCTGGGCAAGGTGAACGAGCAGCTCAAGGAGATGCCGCAGTACCAGAACGTCGCTTCCGGCGCGATGGCACGGGCGGGTGATTCGATTCGCACCGCGTCAGTGGCGTACCAGCAGTTGTCGCAGTACCAGGCTAAGCTGATGGGGCAGGGCGCCAACGTCATCGACGGGGCGGAGAAGATCTCCCGGGCCTACGGGACGAACTTCGCGCAGTCGCTGGCCCTCGCCGATGTCGCGGGCGTGAAGCTGGCTAACACGCAGATCACCCTGGGCAAGAACGCGAACGTCGCGGGCGCGCAGATCGAGGGCCTGGTGGCGGGCTACTCCCGGCTGGATCAGGTCGGCGGCGCGCTCGGCACCGACATGAACGCGCTCGCGATCCAGTCCGGCCTCGCGGGCACGAGGGTGTCATCGCTGAACCAGGCGCTGGATCAGTTCGTCAGCAACTCGACCAGCGTGACCAGCAGCCTGGCGACGATGAACCAGGACCTGACGGAGATCGGGAACACCGGCGTGGCGGTCGGCGGGAAGTTCGAGGCGTTCAGCGGCACGACCGCCATCTCCATCAACAAGGCCGCGAAGTCGCTGGAATCATTCTCCGGCACCGGGGCGCAGACCTGGCAGAACTACGACGCGGCGCTGTCGCAGGCGCAGCAGCTGACTGATTCCTTCCGGGTCGCCGCAGCCTA